CGGGGACCTGATGTCCTGCAAATCGAACTGCAGTTCCGGTGGGGGGCTTAATGGTGACTGAACGCTGCTTCGGGACTGTGGCGAGTTGGGCGGTGTTAACTCCTGGCTCTCCTCCTCGTCGGAGGATGGATCTTCCTCCGCCCATCTTAGCAGTTGAGACTCCAGGTACTCCGGCACTGGGTGTGTCGGTTCGTAGAGTCTGCGGTGGCGCAACTGTTGTAACGCGCGTGGGTGTAGTATGTTCATAGGTGTTGACGTTGAAACTTTCTCCGGTTTGTAATTGTCGGAAGTACATGCCATCGGCTTTAGGCCGTTCCAGCGTGGAAAATATCAGTCCGAGATCAAGGTCTTCAAGGGTCTTAGCTGCGTCCAGCCTTGACTCATAATACCTCAATTCAGATTCTGAAACGCCCAACAACTCAGCTGCCATCTCATAGGCCAAAGGTGGTAGATCCACAGCTATATGTTTGTTATAGGGCTCATCTGCTGAGCAATCGTACTTCTTATTTGTATCTTTCAGTTTCAATATACGCAGAACATTCCGCGCGTAACATCCAACAAAAGGGGTGTGGGCATCTGATGTGTACAGGCCGCGAGCTTTATTGTACAATGCCACATCTGGGGGTATATGTCTACCAGTGTTTGTGACACCAAGTTTGGGAACGGTTCGCACAATATCGCACATATTGTGGTTGTCGTACTTTGGTGCCAGGTAGGTTCTGCCCAAAAAGGTCAGTGGTTCTGATGTTTTCTGTGACGTGGCCTTCAATTTCAACCCCATATCAGTGGCTACTTTCGTGTAGACGTCAATGAAAGGGGTTACAGGCCCAGATGGAATAATTTCATCCGTGGGGTCGGGGGTGACACCATCGTCACCGCCATATCGTCCAAGTGAATCCCAAGCCTCTTGAGGTTCTAGAGTTGCTCTCCTCAATGCTGAATATGCGGTAAACGAGTTATCGTAGGAATTCATGGTGGCGGTATCAGAACTGCGGAAAGGCGGCTCTTACGCACGTTGTATACTAAACCATTGTCAGTGGTTCCTGTGACATCATATTGGCCTAATTGTAGTAGGTCTATCTCATCATGATATTCTGGGGCGAAAGCCCTCTTAAGCGCAGCGTTTTCAAAACGTACTAAAGGTGCCGAATGAGTACCATCAAAACGGCTGAAGTCGGTGGGTATGACGACATCATGTTTAGTGCATAAATCGCGGATCATTGAGGTCAATTGAGCTGGTGATCGGCCGAAAGCGTACCAGTTCGTCTCTTTCAAGAACTCCCTGGTAAATGTGTACATATAACCAGCATATCTCAACTTATGATCAGTTGGAAGTGTGCTGATATTACGTGGTTCTGCTAATTTAGGGTAAGTTTCGCCTTTTTGGAAACTCTTGACGCTAATGGAGGGTAAAACACCGGACCACGGTGTATTTCTCAAAATGTCGCGCTTCTGGGTTGGTCTAACCATATAAGTGGCGATTTCTTCAGCGTCAAGAGGTCGGCAGGTTCCCACCTTGCGTTCAGGGATCAGGAACTGCATGAATTCTTCATGGAATTGATGGATGTCTTCAGGAACGTCCTGGATATCACTTCTGACGGCGTCAATGCGGCCATGTATGCAAGCGGCGTCGCTATTCAATCCCTTAACAGGAACGCTAGCGACATCACAATACATGGGTCCAACGATTCGTACTGATTCCTTGCCAACTTCTGTGACTAAGGGACCGTCAAATTCATAAGTGATGTCTTTGGTTTGTAATTTATGCGAGGTCAGGGTCTTGTTAGGTAGTAGGAGGTGATTGCCCACTTCTTTCCAAGTGGCGTACAATATTGATGCTCCTATAGTAGCCTGTTCGGTTGGCACCTTGTATGCCCTAAGGCAACGCTCCATGTCTGAAATGAGAGGAGCTGAACCTGCCAACCACCGTGAGTGGATGCTCGCATAAGCTTCCAAGGGTATTGTGACGGAAGCCAAACTGTGCGCTTGTGAGACGGAAACTAAAGGATGTTGTTCACCAACAGGGTGAGTGACAAGGATATTGTATGAGCCTTGACTCAGTTGCCTGCGTCCTAATGGTTGTGCTATTGAACTAACATTTCGTCTCGTTTGGAAGAGAGGGAACAAACCAACGATTGAACGATTGGGGTCCTGTGTTGCTAATTTCTCAACGTTGTACACATAGTTGAGTGGCGCCAGTAGTTTCCAGGGGGCCAGCAAATCTCTCCATCTCCAACTCTGCGTAACATATAGTCTGTCTGTGTCATAATTCCAGAGCTTATGGCTATAATTCGCTCCACCAGTTACATTCATATTGATGACGTCTCCTGCAATACTGAAACTACCATCAATGATGGGTCCAGCAGCTATCTTAGGGTCAAATGTGTTGAGTAGGTGTATGCGTGGGTCGCAAAGTTGTTGCTTCATGTCGATATGGTAGTCTGAATCAACTAACTTTATCACATGGTGGGGCAG